TCACTCTGCCAGATGGCGCAATGCCATCTGGTATCACTTAAAGGTATTAAAAACAACTTTTTGTCTTTTTACCTTCCCGTTTCGCTCAAGTTAGTATAAAAAAGCTGAACGTGAAACATTAAAAACCATTAATATCAATGTGTTACAATATCTTTAGTCTAAAAAATAGACTACATAATGCTACAAAACACAACATATCCAGTCACTATGAATCAACCACTTAGATAGTATTAGTGACCTGAGACAGAGCATTAGCGCAAGGTGATTTTTGTCTTCTTGCGCTAATTTTTTGTCAAACACATTACGTCGTTTGCTGAATTTACAACCATGCTCAGTATTTCGATAAGCGCAGAGAAATGATGCAGTGGTGGGCGGACTGGATTGATGAAAAAGTTGAGTGATCCACCTTAGCTATCGAATGACACAAAGCCTTGTAATCCATTACAAAGCTTTGTTTGTCTCAGTTTTGTCCTGTGCGCCGGATGTCATCTGGCCTGAACTGCCGGAGGCGTAGGCCATTCAATATCTGGCGCGGTGCTGGTATCTGTTGCCGTCACCGCGTCAATGTAATCCAGCACAGTGTTAAGGCGGGTTGTTTCTGCCTGCGTCAGCTTCCGTCCGGCCTGTAATTTCAGTTGAATCAGACTGATGGAGGCCATTGCAGTATCAATCAGCGACTGGCGCTGTGCTTCTGCTGCATCTACTGCTGCGCCGTGCTGTGCCTCAGTATCGGTCACCCATTTCTCACCATCCCATTTATCGTATGGCGTTAATGGGGCGATAGTGGTTGTATTTTTCGGGTAGTCACCCAGCGTCGTGATTTCTTCGGTGTTTCCCGTGTCAGTGTTGTAGACGGTTTCACCACGATGGTCTGGCACATATTCCCATGAGTTTAAATCTGCCGAACGGCAGATTGCATAACCAGCCTTATGTGTCCCAGGAGCATCTAAACAAGAACATGCCGGGATACCGACGCCGACAGCGAGATATTCAGTTGATGTAGAAATATATTCCCGCGTTTCACCATCATAATTATAAATGATAATGTCTCCCGCTTTTATGGCAATGAGTTTACTATTTAATACAGCTTTATTCATCATACGGCCCTCACAATATAATTAAAGGTGATGTTACGTGGACGATTTTCATTTGCTGTTGGAACAACTTTGGAAGCGTCAAAAGTGGCGTAAGCATTCGCCCCAGTTCCTGCTATTGGGTTTTGTTTATTCGATGACGATGGCCCAAGAGAAAAAACTCCCGAAGCGTAAGTCAGGAGGCCATCGGCATAAACACCAACATTACCAGTAATGTTTCGAATAGCATCTCCTTGCGATGAAAGCAGAGTTCGCCC